CGTATAGTTATGCGGATGGTATGACTATAGCATATACTCAAAGTGGATTCTTGTATGATGCCCAAACAACAAGAGGTGATTGTGGGAGTGTTCTTGTTGCATTTGAAACACAGATTGTTAATAAAATGATAGGAATACATACGGCTGGGCATACTAAACGCGGTGAAGGTTTTTCTGTTATTATAACATACGAACAAGTTGAAAAATGTTTAAAAATGTCTAAAACTCGTTTTCCTGATGCACAGGTTCAAGGATTTCCCATTCCTGATTGTGTAAAGACTGATTCAGCTAGTGTAGATAAGATCAAAATTTTTCCAACTGGTCATTTCTCAATTTTTGGAGCTTTGCCAACTGTTATGGCACCTCGACAACGAGAAGAAACAGATTTGCGTCATAGTAAAATTTTTGGAACATTTCCAAACACAAAGGCACCAGCAGCACTGAAGAGTGTGGATGGTGTGTCACCACTAGTTAAAGGTATTAATAAGTATGCTGATCCAACTGGTTGTTTGCCTGATGATGAAGTTAAAACGATTGGCAATCAAGTGCGTAGTTGGATGAATGTGATGCAACCAACATGGATAGGAAAACGTATTTTAACTGATGATGAAGCTGTGTTTGGTATTGAAAATACCACTGTAAAATCTATAAATTTTCAAAGTTCTGCAGGGTGGCCATGGATGATAGAAAATCGATCTGGTGGTAAACGATTTTTGTTTGACGTTGATAATAAAAAGATTACCAGTCAAAGTTTTTTGGAGAAACTTCGTTTTCGTGAAGAAAATGCTTTGATTGGAAATCGAATCCCTAGTTGTTGGCGTGATTGTTTAAAAGATGAACTTCGAACTGAGGAGAAAGTAAAAGATCTAAATACTCGTGTTTTTACTGTTTGTCCTGTTGACTATCTTGTATTGTGTCGTAAATATTTTGGTGCATTTGTAGATTCTTTTTATACTAACTGGAAGGATTCATTTCACGGAGTGGGAATAGATGTGTTAAGTTCTGATTGGACCGATTTGTACCGTGATTTGACGAAGTTTGGTAAAAAAGGATTTGCTGGGGATTTTAAAAAATTTGATGCAAAAATGTTACCGCAGTTAATGGCAGAAGCAATTGCTATTATAAATGATTGGTATGGGGATGAATATAGTTTACTTCGATATGTTTTATTA